TGGTTGTCTTTGTCCTGCTTTCATCTAGCCTATTAGGGGGTGTGATATGACCTGCTTAGAAGTAATTGATTACGAAGATCGTGCTCGTGATCTGATCATTGACTTTGATCATGTCGAGATGCCTCGTGGTGTCTCGTTCATCCGAGTGTGGGTGCATGAGTATGAGGTTGATAACCTGCAACGTGATGCTTGGTCTAATGTGACTGGGCATTACACTGAGGATGACGGCTTCACCGTCAACGTGCTGGATTACACTGCCGCCTTTATGCACAGTGAGGTAGGTGAACTAGAAACGTTTGAGCTTGACTCGTATGAATTCGCTGACGTAGAGAGAGCAGTCTACGAATATGTGAAGGAAGTATCGGAAGCTAACGCAGACCCCTACTAATGTTTATCATCAGGGATGCACGAGGTGTACTGTTCAACAAGCAGTACGCCAGCGCAGAGGAAGCGCAACGAATTATAGATAATAGATCACGTACTAGTGAGTATGCTCGCAAGTACTGGTACGTGGAGGAGATTAAGAATGAACGCACCAACTAGAGAAGCAGTAGCACATCTAATAAACCTGCTACCACCCGAAGAATTAACTGATGCTTGGTTCTGGACTGAGGATTTTGATTGTCACATCTATCATGGTGAGACTGTGTATGGTAACAGTGACTCGTTTGTGGTTGAGGTGTACAAGATTGAAGAATACACCGATCCAGTTGCTGTGTATTCCTTTGAAGAATTGGAGGTGATGTTATGAAAGTGTTTTGTTACTTCAATCTGCACAAGAAAGTGTGGAGTGTTAAGTGCTTAGAATCAAAGCACCCCATGAGAGGCCGTGTAATCGCTCACAAGAGGCTTTTAACTTTAACCAATGCAACCCCTAAGGTCAGTGAGAAAGGACGTCAGAGGGTCTTACAGGAGGGCGTAAAGAATGTACATGCTGGTATCGTTGGTGATTGGGACGTTATGGATAGTGACTTTAACGTACCTACTGTGTGGGCTATCCACAATGAGATCACATACAACCCGTACAAATATCAGACGTTTGTCTTCAAGGATGACAATCGTGTGCAGTATCATGGCAGTGATTACGCTGTGCTGGATGCTGATGATCGTAGTGTTCACGTTTATGATGTGATGTTTTGATATGGGTAATGCTAACAATCCCAATGCAGTGAGGTTTAGGGATGCTGTGAGTGATGGTAGTGTACAGGCAATGCTTGATGCAGGTTACACTCACTCGCAGATAGCTAGTTACTACAAGGTATCAAGACAAACCATGTATAACTACTTCAAACCACCTAGTAAGAAACCTTTACCTGTTCCGACAATAGATGATAACCTGAAGACTACACTAAACAAACTGTGGAGATAAGACTATGCATTGTAAACTTTGTAATGCTGAGTTGTCAGACTTTGAATCAACCCGTAAAGATGCAAACACTTATGATTTTGTGGACATGTGCAATGAATGCATTATCTATTCAAACATCACGACAGTAGATCGGTTTGATCTGGCAGACGAGAATGATTTGGATGGTCTCGACTCACATCTAAGTGTTGATTAAGTTTGTAAAACATGATACCCTCTCTTTACTATATAGATTTAGAGAGGAAACGATGCATTGATTCTTAATAAAGATTAATGCATAGATACTTTTTAAAACTATATAGTAGGAGGTGCACTATGCACACCAATGCTTTACCTTTTCAAGACTTTGAACTTGATTCTCCAGCAGTAGATCTTAGTGAAGCCGCTGAGTTCTACACTCTTATCGACAGTGCAAACCTCGTCAACGAGTTAGGTGCTGTTCCTTTTCTGACTAAGCTAGTTAAACTAGTTGACAATCCTTCAGAGCAACATGTACTGTGGCAACTGCTTCAGGTAGCTGAGCAAGCAGACACTGCTATCTATCACATGGATAAACTGGAGATTAAATAATGTTTAAGTTCAAAAAGACTTGTCCGTTCTGCTCGACAGAGCACGACTATGCATTCGACATTAGCTTAGATCAGTTCACTGAATGGTCTACTAATCGTGATGCATTGATTCAGAATGTCATGCCTAATCTTGAGCCTGATGAGCGTGAAGTATTCATAACTGGTATGTGCTTTGACTGCCAGAGCAGGGTGTTTCAATGAGTGAATGGAGAGTAACACATCAGCCTTGTCCTGATTGCGGAAGCAGTGACGGACTATCAATCAACACATCAGGATGGAGCACATGCTTCGTCTGTGAAACAAGAAAGAAAGTAGACGGGGAATACATCCCTGCTGGAGATAAAGTTATGACAACTACACCGCTTGATGCAAACGTCATCGACATGCTGACGCACAAGCAATACCGTACACTTACCGACAGACGTATCAGCCGTGAGACATGCGAGAAGTACAAGTGTTTCAAGGATGGTGACGACATCGTGTTTGGATACAGCACTAAGGATGGTGCACTGTGCGCTACCAAGACACGCAAACCTACCAAGGATTTCATTATCCAAGGTGACTGGAAAGCGGCTGGCTTGTACGGACAGAACCTGTTCAATGCTGGTGGCAAGTACGTCACTGTAGTTGAGGGTGAGCTTGATGCACTAGCTGCTTATCAGATGCTAGGTAGCAAGTGGCCTGTCGTATCCATCCGTAACGGTGCATCGTCAGCACTCAAGGATTGTAAGGCGCAGTACGAGTGGCTCAGTAGCTTCGATAACGTGGTGATCTGCTTCGACTCTGATGAGGCAGGACGCAAGGCTACCAACCAAGTGGCTGAGCTGTTCGGTGCTAAGGCTAAGGTGTACCGTCACAGTACAGGCATGAAGGATGCGTGTGACTACAACCAATCCAACCAAGGGAAGGAGTTCAGTGACAACTGGTGGAGTGCTGAGCAGTACACACCTGATGGTATCGTTAACGGTGCTTCGCTGTACGAGGAGGTGATGAAGCCTATCGCACCTTGTGACTGTGACTACCCTTGGTCAGAACTTAACAAGCTGACCTACGGTATCCGCAAGGGTGAGCTGGTGACACTGACTGCTGGCTCTGGTCTTGGTAAGTCACAGGTGTTGCGTGAAGTTATCTGGCACATCTTCAACAAGACTGACGATAACATTGGTGCACTGTTCCTTGAGGAAGGTGTAAAGAAAACTGGTCTATCACTCATGGCACTGGCGGCTAACAAACCATTGCACCTACCTGACTGTGAGGCTACACAAGAGGAGAAGGACGATGCATTTAATGCAACACTTGGCACTGGTCGTCTGTATTTATTTGATCACTTCGGTAGTACTAGCGTGGATAATATTATCAACCGTGTCCGATACTTGGCTAAGGGTCTGGGCTGTGGTTATATATTCCTTGATCACATATCAATTGTGGTATCAGCTCAAGCATCTGGTGATGAACGAAAAGCTATAGACGAGATCATGACTAGGCTTCGTATGCTAGTTCAAGAGACAGGCGTTGCACTCATCGTGGTGTCACACCTCAAGCGCCCTGATGGTAAAGGTCACGAGGAAGGTGCTGCTACTAGTCTTGCTCAGCTACGTGGTTCAGGTGCTATCGCACAGCTTAGTGACATGGTGCTTGGTCTTGAACGTAACGGACAGGCTGAGGATATGGAAGAACGTAACACTACCTATGTACGTGTACTGAAGAACCGCTTCTGTGGTATCACTGGACCTGCTGGTCGGTTGCTATACAATCACCACACTGGTAGGATGCACGAGCGTAAAGACGAGGAGGAGTTGTAATGGAACAGAATGATTTGTTTGGCACTCTGCCACATAAACTCCATAGAGCAGATGCTCCAGAGACTAGTGTGCAAGCCGCTGTATTGGTAGATACTACTCATTTAGAAGGTATTGTTTACAGTGTCATACGAGCAGCAGGTGATAAGGGTATTATCAGTGACGAGGTACGTGGTAAGTGCAAGGCAGAGTATGGGATAGAAGCCTACTCTAGTATCACTGCTAGGTATAAAGCACTTAAAGATAAGAATCTTATTGAGTACACAGGTGACAAACGTAAAGGCAATAGTGGAAGAAATCAAAATGTAATGAGGGCATTATGATTTACTTAGATTGCGAAACTAACCTAGCACACGACACCATCTGGCTATGCGTAACCAAGTGTGGTAATGACATTCGCCAGTGGACTAAGCCTGATGGATTGCAGAAGTACCTTGATGGTGAGCAGGTGTGTGCACATAACTTGGTAGGTTTCGATGCTCCTGTACTACGGAAGGTATGGGGCATCACAATCCCTGCCACTAATGCTGTCGATACACTCGTGATGAGCCGCTTACTTAACCCACAATTAGATGGCGGTCATTCACTCAAGGCATGGGGCAATCGTCTTGGTGACTACAAGGATGAGTTCAAAGTTGAAGACTTCGACAAAGGTCTGACGCAAGAGATGATTGATTACTGTATACAGGATGTACGTGTACTTGAGACACTGCATCATCATCTAATCTCTGAACTACACAAGTGGAGAGAACCATATCAGTCAATAGAGTTAGAGCATATGGTTGCTATGTACATGGCACAGCAAGAGCGTAACGGCTTCATGCTGAACCAGCGTTACTGCACTGAGTTACTCACTGAGATGCGTGATCGTATGCTATCTATCACTATGGATCTGCATGAGATCTTTCCTCCCATAGTAGAGGAACGGTGGTCAGAGAAGACAGGTAAACGTCTTAAGGATAAGGTCACAGAGTTCAACGTAGGTAGCCGTAAGCAGATAGCTGAACGCTTACAAGGACTAGGTGTTAAGTTTACCAAGCGCACTGAGAAGGGCAGCATCATCGTTGATGAGACTGTATTGAACGGTATCAACAGACCAGAGGCTAAGCTTATCGCTGAGTACCTCATGCTACAGAAGCGTGTTGGTATGCTGGATAGCTGGCTGGATCACTGCAAAGATGATGGTCGTGTTCATGGTCGTGTCATTAGCAACGGTGCAGTGACTGGTCGTATGACACACCAGAGTCCCAACATGGGACAGATCACCAGCGTTAAGTCTGTGTATGGCAAAGAGTCACGCAGTTGCTGGACAGTACCAGAAGGTAAGCGATTAGTAGGCTGTGACCTATCAGGCATTGAGCTACGTTGCTTAGCACATTACATGCAAGACGAGGCATACACCTATGAGTTACTGGAAGGCGATATACACACAGCCAATCAGCAAGCAGCAGGTTTGGCTACACGAGACCAAGCGAAGACGTTCATATATGCACTACTCTACGGTGCAGGTGCGGCAAAGATCGGATCAATTGTGGGCGGTTCTTCTCGGCAGGGTCAGGCACTTATAGAGAAGTTCATGGGCAACATGCCAGCACTAGACAAACTGTTGCGTAAGGTGCAACGTATGGCTGGTCAAGGTTATGTCCCTGCACTGGACGGTAGACGCATCATCATACGCAGTGAGCATGCTGCATTGAATAGTCTGTTGCAGTCTGCTGGTGCTATCATTGCTAAGCAGTGGTGCATTGAGATACATAAAGCATTCAAGTTCTGTGGTGTACGTAGTGCAAAGCAAGTAGCCTTTGTGCATGACGAGATACAGGTTGAGTGTGACGCTGACGAGGCTGACCTCGTTGCAAAGATCATGGTTGCATCAGCACGT